GACGAATTGACGCAGCTAGATCTTTAATCCAGATATCATCTGGATACTTAAAGTCTTTGCCACCGGAGGCCATCCAATTAAGAATGTCCCCTTTGAACCCAGGTCCTCCAGGTCCGTAGTAACTAACTACGTATCCTTGAAGGCGACGCGGCAACACTGACCATGATTGGTTGATCCTAGAAATGGATCGGTACCCAAATCCCAAGAGAGCTAAACCTTGAGATAAGGATAACTGATACTTACGTACCAATTCCAACCACGCTGGCAATGAACCAGCAGCTGAGAGAACTTCGAGCAGAGCCAAAGGTCCTACAGAGAAACCTCCGTAGTAAACTCTTTTAGCAAACTCTAAGACCCCTCGCCCCGAAGAATCATGAACTGATTTAGAGAGTTGGATTCCAACTCCTAAACCAGCCATAATTTTAAGGTAGGTATCGGCTACAAGCCGGTCAGCTATAACTATGTCATCTCCTAAGAGAGCATAGTCCTCAAACCATTCATCACCAGAAACCCGCCCAGACAACTCTGCTGCCATCTGCACTATAGCATGATGGGTCATAGCAAGCATTGCCCACGATGTTAAAGCACCCATTGGTTGCCCAACTGCGTAACGTATAAATCGTTCACCATCATCGTTCGGACCCATGGCCCGTCTAGGTAAATCATACGTACGTCCCACCATTAGACTCATCCAAAGGTTTGCCCCATGAGCGGTTATTAACCGACTTAGGAGCACCCCTTGAAGGAGAATTGGAAGACGATCAGTAGCGGAACTAAGGTCTAACGACCAGAACCGTTTATGTCCTTTGGACTGCAATAGTTCAATAGGAGCAAGTTGATCGAATGTTCCATCTTGAGGGATTACCTTCAAGATCTCGAACAGGTAATCATGCAATGGCTTCATTGCCCATTGCGTGAAACAGTCAACCATAGCAAATACACGGATTTTACCCGCAGGTTCATCTTTTAAACCTAATTTACCAATAGACGTCCGCACAGAGGCGGCCTCCTCCGTTAAAAGAGAAGGTGCTACTTTACTAAAGTCTTCTAACCAATTTAAGAATCTAGTATTTCGCGTTAGCTGTAACCAATCTTTAAAGAAAGGGAACAGGTCCGATTGGGACCAGGCTATCGCTGTACGAATTATTCCAAATGGAGACGTAGACAGATATAAATCAGCCGTTGGAGTTGTCCGCGGGATGAGAAAAGGTGACACTCGAAATGTGGCTAATGTAGAAAGAGGTGATTTTAAATCATCCTCATCTACTGCTTGTAATTTAACAAGTTTTCGCCAAAACTGACTCGAAAATCGAGACCAGTCTGGTAAGAACCCCGAAAGATTCTTACCAGGATCGGTAATTGAAGAAAAAGATAACTTTCCTGGAAACTCTATTACTCGATAAATCGAGAATAAAGTAAACCAGTATCGTATGATAAGGATATCCCCAGCTGCTATTCGTCTTCTATGAAGAACGGGTATAACAGTAGGAAGTCCCAACATCCCCCTTCGTACTCTAGGAGTACTCGGGAAGGAATCTAAGTCTCTTGCTATAGACTGAGCCAAAGAAGTATTCAAGACTTTAAGAGTTATTACTAACCCTTTAAGACCTTGACTTCGGCCCAAGGATGAGCACCAAGACATGTAACGGATAGCAGGTTTTACAAAACCAAGACGCATATATCCTAACCGTCCACGGATCTGACTAATCAGAAACGTAAGGAACGGCCGACCTTGATTTCTCAAGATCATGGCACCAACAGCTGCTAATACATTTTCAAGTTGCGAACAAATAAATAATTTTATTGTCACGCGTTGTAATTATTAGACATCTGAGGACTCGGTTTCCACTTGCGTGGGCCGCAGCCACCTTATTCAAGGAGACGGATGTTTCGTCTGAGGCTTCAAACTAACTATCCACAAGATGTATCTACATAGATCACATCATTATAAGATTCCTATTACAGAACCTTCAATGACATCTATTAAGTATAGATAAGGACCCCGCCTTTAGGCGACCTATCAATACTAAACCCCTTCCACTTAAGGAAGAACCCTAGCACGTAGTATCGTCGTATGAGCATTTCGTACCCGGTATACCGAGCCTATCCTTCTCTACATCCATAGGAATTAGAGAGACCTCACGCTTAAACACTTGAGTCGAGTTACATCAACCGATGAGAGGTAGGGTGTGAGCCTTTCCCAACGTTGCCCGCAACGGGCATTAATTACACAAGACCCAGTAATTTAAACGGAATAATTACCGTAGGAGAACCTAGATCCGCGATGCCAACTAGTGGCTACGCTTCTTTCAGTCCTTTCTTAGGATTTTAAGAAGTTAGAGTGCAATGCAC